ACAGTAGATCACCTGTCTGCAGACTACTCGTAACATGCCTTACCGCATCGTTAAGTCAAAAGATAAGAATGGCAAAGCCATGTACTGCGCCCACAAAGAAGGCGTAGATGCACCTAAAGCATGCAGTAACTCTAAGAAGAACATACGCATGTATGTTGCGTTCGCCCTCAAAGGTGACAAGAAAAAAGGAAAGTCTAAATGAGTGACACCACAGAGCTTATACAAGCAGACTACACCATCGATGATGCTTGCGTATCAGGTAACGTGTTTGCCAAACAAGCCGTTGAAGGAATTATTGCTGACGTTTTATGCCAGGTTAAAATGTCTGTTGACGTGGCCCTGGGGCTACACGGAGACGCGCACAAACTAAGCCAGGTGGACAACATCAAAGCAACCTTTGGTATTGCGCGAGCCGAAGTGGGCGGCTGTTTAGATATGCTCAAGCATTACTCTAACGCTGCACTAACACCTAAACATCGCTATGCGCGAGCCTGTATGTTTCATTTTGCGGCTGTGCTTGATGACTCTGCAGAAGATGTGTCGAAAGTTAAAGGTGCAACGTCTAAGTACCTGGCAGAATTCGGACGCAACCTTGTCGAGTTCATGACAAACCTGCATATGATAATGTCTGACAGCACATCCGACAAAAAACGTGTGGCACTTGTTTCTTCTTATACAGGCAAAGTGCCAGGGGCTAATGGAGAAATCCTACACTAATGGCAAAGTTACCACCTAAAGTAGCTAAAGAAATTCGTAAGTGCGCTACGGACTTTGACTACTTTTGCCGCAAGTACCTCAAGATTGTGGATAAGGGTGGGCGTGTCGTTAGCTTAAAGCCTAACAGGGCGCAGCGTGAGTTCCTAGAGGCTGACGCCAAGAACCCATGGGTGTATGTGCTTAAAGGTAGGAAGAGGGGGCTGACAACTATTATCGCAGCCTTAAACTTTCACTCTACTTTGTTTACGCCATATCACTACACGCTAGTGCTGGCACACACAGAGAACGCAGCTAAGTCTATCTTTCGTATATACAGCCGGTTTTATGAAAACCTGCCCGCCTTCCTCAAGTTTCCGGTTAAGCTGCAGAACAAACACGAGCTAGAGTTTGAGCATGGCGGCTACATTTGTGCAGCAACCGCAGGCTCTGACTCTGCTCGAGGTGGTACGTACCAGTCTATTCACTGTTCTGAGTTTGCGATGTATGAAAACATCGAAGCTCTTATTGCGTCTGCTCTTAACACCGCAGGTGAAAACCCGCGTGTTACACTAGAGACTACAGCCAATGGTTTGAATGATGCGCATAGGATTTGGACAAACCCTGGTGGTTTTGAAAAGCTCTTTATTAGCTGGTTTGACGACGAAAATGCCCTATCTAAAAAGAAACCCGAATGGGTTCCGAAAGAGATTGCAGATCTCGCTACAACGTATGGGCTTACGCAAAAACAAATTAACTGGGCAGCCGACACGTATCTCACGAGATGCGCGGCTAACTGGAACACGTTCCTTCAAGAATACCCACCGGAAGCACACCTTGCCTTCATATCATCTGGTAAACGCTTCTTTAACCATGCGTATGCGCACGCAAAGCCACAGCCAGGGTATCGAAGATACCAAGAGCCATTAAGGTACAGAGCATATGTCATGGGCGTCGATACGGCGTCAGGCTCAGAGCATGGAGACTATTCTGCTTGGTGCTTACTTGACTGCACAGACAAGAAAAAACCAGAAATAGTTTCCACGTTTTACCAAAAGGTGGCTCCATCGGAGTTTGCGCAAAAGGTCAAAGAAGAGGCTGAAGCGTTCAACGCAATGGTTTGCGTAGAGTCAAACTCCTACGGCCTTTCGATTATCGAGTACCTTGTTAATATGGAATACGTCAACCTGTACCGCCGTGTTAAGTACGACGCAGCTACTAACAGGTATTCGCACAACATAGGGTTTGCTACTACTTCGTCTACGCGATCTATCTTGATGGCTAGGATTCAAGAGTACATAAGTCGTAAATGGCTCAACCCAATTGACACAACCCTGCAGGCAGAAATGAACACGTTTGTGTTTAACAAATCAGGCAAGCCTACGGCAGAGGTTGGAAAGCATGATGACATGGTAATGGCTACAGCGCTTGCGCTGGTAGCGTTTGATCAAGTCGATGCTGAACAAGAAATCAAACAACGCAAAGCTCCGACAAATATTGAAGAGATGTTGCAGTTTGAAATGCAGACAGGAAAGCTTTATCGCAATTCAAAGAACATGTTTGGCGATGAAGACATACTGTCTAGGCCAATAGCAGAAGCACCAATGGGTAGCTTCAAAAGACATTAACCCCGCCTGCTAGGCGTAAAAGGAGCAACAATGAGTTATTTGGATTCAGAATCCCTGGAAAAAGTAGGTGACATGCTTTCTGAAGGCACACCTATGGAAGTCCATGAAGAAACTGTACAAGAGTCTTCGCCTGAGGTTAGCGAAGTAAAAGAAGAGCCACAGCAAAGCGACGAAATAAAAGAAGAGCCTGAGGTAGTTGCTTCTCCAGCAACCGAGACGCAACAAGCAGACTCTACGCCATCTGAAAGCGAAGGCATGTCCGATAGTGGAGATGTGGCAGAAGGATCGCACAGAGTTCCATACAACAGGTTTCGACAAGTAATTGATGCAAGAAATCAATTACGAAACGAAAGAGATGTCTTAGCACAGCAGATTCAAGATTTGACTGCGCACATGAGGTCTTTACAAGAGGCCCAATCTCAACCGCCACAGGAGGCACAACCTCAGCAGCAAGTGCGTCAAGCTGCATATCAATCTAGCTTGCAAGCTCCTGAGTTTATGTCTGAAGAGGAGGTTGAGTATTTTAACGCACTCCAAAGCGAATTTGGACAAAGGTATCAATCGTTAGAGTCGAGGCTTCACAATTATGAAATATCTATGGCAGAGCAACAGCTTGATGCTGAAATTGATGCTGCCATAAATCAATATCCAGATGTGCCACGTCGCGCCATCTTAGAATCGGTTGCTTCAGGTAACGTAAACATTATGGACGTTGCCGAGCGTTATCAGTCTTTTGTTAATCAAATGCGAGAGCAGGCTATTGCAGATTACTTGAGTGAAAACCCGCAGACAAAAGTTGCAGCGCCACGGCCAAGCAAAACTGCAGGCACAAGCTCTTCGAGCAGCCAAGTTGTTGCAGATGAAAAACCAAAGAACCTGGCTGATGCTCACAAAGCACTTAGTAAGTTTCTAAAAACAAACAACATTTTTTAATAAGGAGTCCCTAAAATGGGCGCAACATTAGCTACCTTTCAGAACATTCTGAAAGAGTTTTATATTGGTCCAGTAATTGAAGAGCTTAACAATGAGATCTTCGTTCTGGAAATGTTTGAAAAAGCCGTTGTCGATTGGCAAGGCCGTGTCGCAATTATTCCAGTACACGTAAGCCGTAACAGCGGCGTTGGTTTTCGCCAAGAAGGCGGAGGCGCTAACACGCTTCCTGACGCTGGCAACCAAGGGTTTAATCGTCTTCAGATTAATGCTCAGTACCAGTATGGCCGTTTTGAAATCACTGGTCCTGCTATTTCTGCAGCTAAGTCTGGCGGCAAAGGCGCATTTATTGGATACGTCGATGCTGAGATGAAAAAGCTCGTTACCGATGTTAAGATTAACGCTAACACGGTAAGTGTTTGTGGTAACGCTGTGCGTGGGTACGTGTCGGAAAAAGCAGTCTTTGCAGCAGGTGCCGCAGGTAACCCATCAAACGCAGGTCTTATTGGCACCTGGGGAACGGCTACTGTTGACTACACGGGCGATTACACTGCCTGGGCTGGTGCTCAAGACGGCATTGCTAACATTGCAACCTGGGTTCCTGTTCGTTTAATCCGAACAGATACGCATGAGCAAATTGTTTTAGAAGACAACCCAGGCAACCAAGGCATTTTTGTTGTTTCTTCTGACGCTACTGCGGGAACAATTACTTTGCGATTTGGTGAAGCTGTTGGAGGCAAAGACCTAGACCTAACGGTTACCGCTCCTGGTTACGGTGTTGCTGTTGCTCTTAACTTTGTAGACGGAGCAGATTCTGCTGCTGGTGCAGCAGTAGGGCTACAACTTGCAACGCCAAACACAGCCATTGCGCAGTCAATGATGCAGCTTGAGCCAGTAGGAATGTATGGGAATGTTTCCGATACATCTTTCTTTGGCATTAACCGTGACCCTGCACAGCCTAACCCAGAGCCAGCTTTGCGAGGACATGCCTTTAATGCCTCAACTGCAGCCGCACCTTTGGCTGGTTTGACAGCCTTGTCTCTTACTCGCATGCAACAGTGCCTAGACGCACCGCTTGTAGACGGGCTTGGAGTTGCTGCTAGCGCTACTGGTACGCACAACTACCAAACTGGCACATTGCCAGATGGTGGTGGTAAGGAAGCAGACATCATTATGATGAACTCGCTTACTCGTCAGCAGTACACAGCGCTTCTCCAGGGAACTAATGCAGGCAACCTGTATGTAACTACTGACTCCGCAAAGAATGGAGACGGTGGTTTCTTAAGCTTGGGTTACGCAGGCATTCCTATTAAGACAAGCCGTGCAATCCATCGTGGTATTCTTGCGTTCCTGCGCAAGGACACGTGGAACATTACAGAGCTTGAGTCGGCAGGTTTCGCGGACATGGACGGAAACGTTCTTAGCCGTGTGCCAGACGTTGATGCCTACCGAGGCTTCTACCGATGGTACTGGAACCTTGTGTGCAAGCAACCCAACTGCAATGTAATCCTTTTCGGTGTATCATTGAACTAGAGTGAGGGGAGGGGGTTTCGGCCCCCTCCTTATTTTATGCTAGAAGTATTTCAAATCATTACGCTTGTGCTAGTCGATGTAGTGCTTTTGCAAAAAATTGCAGAGCATATTCGATTGCGACATGATAGAAAAAAACAAGAAGCAGAAGAGCTTGCGTATCAGCACCCACCTTCTGTTCTTTTTGGTAGGGAGGTTTAGTCGTGGCGATGGGAACTTTAGGCTCTGCTTTTGATGCTGCAAAAGACACGATGAGCCCTGGAATAGACTATCTAGGCATGGTGCAACAAATAGGCAAAGGCATTACGCAGGCAACGCAACCAACACAGCAGCCGAACTACCAATCTATGGTGCCTCCTCAGTCGATGACTATTTCGCCACCGCCGCAGCAACCAGGCCAGCCACGCACAATGCCGTCGCCACAAGCAACTGCAATGCAGCAGGCAGCACAAAGGCGTCTTGCAACACCGCAAAAAGAAGAAGACTCTGGGCTCGGCAGCGCTTTAGGCACAATTGTTGGAGGCATTGCTGGTGCGTTTGCCGGTAGTCCGTCAGCAGGGGCAGGCATTGGCAGCGCCGTAGGCGGCGGAATTGAAAGCCTGTTTTAAGGCTGGAGGCAATAATGGTTGAAGATCAAAAGTTTCCTTCAGACATGCGAAGCCGCATAGGTGATGGCGACACTGCAAAAAAAGACAGCAAGCGTGCGTGGGACTTGTCTTTGTTGTTTTTGTCCGGCAACCAATGGTTGTCATACGATGTAAACCTAGGAAGGTACGAGCTAGTTAGGCCAAGAACTGGAGCAAACACGCACGCTACAGTTAACCTGCTGCTCAACATGTATCGAAACATTTTATCGAGACTAAGCGTAAACTACCCGGCTGTTGCTGTAATGCCAGCAACGCCTTCGGTAGATGACGTTACAAAAGCAAAGTCTACGGAGCTTTTTCTCGAGTACCATTGGAATGCTGACGATGTAAAAACAACTTTGTCTTTGGCGTTTTCATATCTTCTTTCAATGGGCACATGCGCTTTGCATACATACTATGACCCAAGCAAAGACCGCATAACAACAAGCGCCCACAGCGCGTACGACATTTTCTTTGAAAAAGATGTCACATCTCCAGAAGAGTCAGAGTGGATAGCTCTTCGGACATATCACACCAAAGAAG